ACGAATACGGCTGTCGGCTCGCGCCTTTGCTTCAAAAGCAAAGAACTAGCAGCGTATGCTGGGAAGCAATTTGAAGGATTGTATAATGAATTTTTAACCATAAAACCATAAAGATGAATTACGCAGAAATTAAATCGTTTGAAGATGCTTGTAAAGCACTCAACGTTGTTCCAAGTTTTCCAAATTTTGAGGGCTGTCCAGTCAAGCATCAAAAAGCATTACTGGCTCATTATCAACTGATTATTATTGCAGAAGCAATTAATGAGGGGTGGCAACCAAATTGGGCAGATACTAGCGAGTACAAGTACCAGTTATGGCCTGACATAGAAACTGACGAAAGCAAGCCTTCGGGCTTCGGCCTGTCGTTCGGCGGCTACGGTCGCTGGAGTACGCTTACGGATGTCGGCTCGCGCCTTTGCTTTAAAGATCGTGACAGGGCAACGCATTGCTTTAATACTTTCTTGCAACTGTGGGAAGACTATTTCTTAATTGATAAATAAACAAAATCGGTTGTACACTGCATTGGGCTGTTTGTTGTCAGCTTCAGGCTTCGGCCTGTCGTTCAACGACTACGATAACTGGAATACGAATACGAATGTCAGCTCGCACCTATGCTAAATCTTTCGCAGTGTAGACCATGCCACTTGGCAAAAAATAACCATCACTTATCAGACACTTTGGTACCGAAAGGGAAGAGGTGTCTTGAAAAGCAAAGCATGAAAAGGATAAACAACATATTCAACAAAATTATCAGCATTGATAATCTACGCCTAGCTGATGCCAAAGCTCAAAAGGGTAAGTCTAAACAATATGGCGTACTGCTACACAACAGCAATAAAGAGGCAAATATCCAGCAACTCCATGAATTGCTACTTAGCAAAAAGTACAAAACCTCACAATACAGCAAGTTTAAAGTGTATGACCCAAAAGAGCGAGAGGTTTTTCGCTTGCCCTACTTCCCCGATCGCATAACGCATCATACAATAATGAATGTATTAGAGCCAATATTCGTCAGTTCTTTTACTGTTGACACTTATAGCTGCATAAAAAAAAGAGGCATTCATGCGGCTGCAAATTCGGTTAGAGAGGCATTGAAGAATGAGGGTGCAACAAAATATTGTTTGAAGCTGGATATCACCAAGTTTTATCCGAGTATCAATCACGATATTTTAAAGCTGCTACTTCGCCGTAAGTTCAAGGACAATGATCTTTTGTGGTTACTTGACGAAATAATTGATAGTGCTGAAGGGTTGCCCATAGGAAATTATTTAAGTCAGTACTTATCAAATTTTTATCTGACCTATTTTGACCATTGGATTAAAGAAACCAAAAGGGTAAAGTATTATTTCCGTTATGCTGATGATATAGTAATACTCGCCAATGACAAATCCTACCTACATGATCTGTTTAATGAAATGTCAGCTTATTTAAGTAATGAACTGGACCTGAAGGTGAAAGGTAATTATCAAATATTCCCTGTAAGCGATACCAATGGCAGGGGTATTGATTTTGTTGGATATGTTTTCTACCATACGCATACACTTATGCGTAAATCAATTAAACAAAGCTTTGCGAGAATGCTAAAAAAGAATCCAAAACCTGCATCTATTGCCAGCTATATGGGTTGGGCAAAGCACTGCAATAGTAATCACCTTTTAAAAAAATTACTATCTGATGAACAACTTTAAAGATTTCGGAATAAAAGCACAACTTAAAAGCTTTACTGGTGACAAGATCAAGCTTGACAGAGTTCTCAATAAACCAATAACTGTGGAAGATTATAAAATTGAACAATCAAAGTATGAAAAGGGGAATGGTAAATGCCTTTACATACAAATTGTAGTAGACCAGGAACGAAGAGTGCTTTTCACAGGTTCTTTGACATTGATGGATATGATTCAACAAGTACCAAAAGAAAGATTTCCTTTTAATACAATTATTGTAAAACAAAACGAAAGACCTGAATTCACATGAAAAGAATACTTATAACAAGTCCGCATTTTACTGGTGAGGCCGAAGTGGTTTTCAGAGAAGATGGCATTCTTGTCAAAATTGATATGACTGGATGTAACATGACCAAGGGAACTGCTTTTAGTTTTAAAAATGCCATACCAGCACATTTTGATGAATTACAAGAAGCTTTCAAAGGCAAATCCGTGACTATTTGCGAAGCGGAATTTGAAGTAAGCTTTGATATGTTTTGGAAATCCTATTCAAAAAAAATCAATAAGGTTAGGTGCATTCCATTGTGGAATAAACTCAGCAAAACAGAGCAGGCATTGGCCTATTTGGGAATTAAAGATTACGATCGTTATTTAAAAAGAAATGACTGGCGAAGCAAAGCCGACCCTGAAAATTATTTGCGATCGCAAATGTGGCATAATGAATGGAAGTAGACTTCATCAATTAACTACCGAAAAAAACACCACAAATGAAAAAATCATTTTCTGACCGCGACCTAGAAATTATAAGACTGATTTGTAAAGAAGAAACAAGTAAATCTATTGCTTCTAAAATATGCCTATCAAAAAGAAGTGTTGAAAATATCCGTCAACAAATTATGCGTGATATGGGTGTTGTTTCAATTGCGGGGATGGTTATATACGCCATCAAAAATAATCTAGTAAATATTGAAGAATTATGAAACCAATTACAAGAGCGCAATTAGTTTGCATTAATACTATTATCAGTAAACAAAAGGTTACTAAAGATGTAAAGGAAATGATGGTTGCTGGATTTACTGCTGGTAGATCAGTAAGTACGAAAGACCTATATTATCAAGAAGCGGCCATGATGATCAGCCATTTAAAAGCCAATGACCCGAACAAAGATGCTGCTGAAAAGATGCGCAGAAAGATATTATACTTCGCTCATGAAATGGGATGGGTGAAATTAAAAAATGGCAAACTTGTCGCTGATATTCAAAGAGTTGATGAATGGTGTCTCAAATTCGGACATGTTAAAAGAAAGCTTGATAACTACAGCTATCAAGAATTACCTAAATTAGTAAGCCAATTTCAAGCAGTTTATAAGCATTACATTCAATCACTATAAATTTATTAAAAATGAATTCTGAACAAACAAAAAAGAAAAATTTAAAAATCTTTGGCATCATTTTAATACTTATCGTTTTAGGATTTGTATTTAGCGATGATGAAAAAAGTAAAAGCATTCCATCAGAAACCGAAAACTTAACTAAAGCACAAAAAGATAGTATTGCAAAAGAAAAATTGATTCTTGCGGCATTTAGTCAATGGGATGGATCTCATTATAACTTAGTGAAATACACAAAGGAAAACATGCACGATCCTTCAAGCTTTGAACATGTGACAACTAGCATGTACAAAGGAGGCGATAGTACTTTGATAGTTGTTATGACTTATAGAGGCAAAAATGTATTTGGCGGACTGGTCAAAAATGTAATACGAGCAGAAACACAATTAGATGGTACATTAATAAAAGTCTTTAATAACCAATAGCCCCGAGTTTGGGGCTTTTTTTATGTAGATATTTTCTGCTTGTTTGGCCTATTTATATTGACGAATATTGTATACATGTTAAGAGGCCACCGCTCACTATTCCAAGAATTATTTCCTGACGAGGTAATTCCTGCTCCTGAAGCTCGCGGCAAAAGTCGCAACCCACAGCTACACCAGTTGCGAAACGAATATATTCTTACCCGATATTACTACTTCGCCAATCTTGCCAAACACGAAAAAAGAACCTATGCATGGGTTTTAGAAAACTTAGAGCAAGAAACATTTTTATGTCAACGCACATTAGTAAACATAATTGGTTACGATAGAGTGATACTAAAAAAGCTTAAAGAAGCAAAGCCTACAATTGAAACATTGAGAAAGAAATATCCTTGGTTGACTTGGCGCCAACCAATAGTTTAGATGCTACCAATTATTGCTTCAGGTTTAGGAACCGATGTTTTTGTTTTTACACAACTTGAATCAGTATAGACAACTTGAAATACAATAATTCTCACTCTTATTCCATCATCCCTTTTTTCAGTTCTTACTTTCCTTCTTAGAAGTTTACTAAATCCATCTGGTGACCAGTAGTGCAAAGCTTTGACTATTGATTGCTCAATTTCGTAGTAATTCAAAGCTTTTTCTCTTACCCCAGCAGGAGTAAAACCAGCACTGCTGCTCCATGCTGGAACACCCATTCTAATGACGATAAAGCCATCGCCAATTTGTCTTGGGTCGTTGCCTTGTTCACTAAATTCAAATTCATCTGTGTCTATAAGAGAGCAGGGAAATGCTACTGCAGGGCGCAGTTCGTAATTTTCAAGCTGCCCTAAATCTTGATCAATGTATTTGATTTGTGGTACTTTCTCTTTGATGCGTTCCATTACGGATTCATACAAATTTGCAAATGGTGATTCTAGTGCCATATCATTGATTTTATCGTAAGCCTTTATTGAGTTCTGCTTGTGAAATTCTTTTTACTCTCAACGTCAAATAAGGGCTTTCACCCATGAACTTTCTTATCGGAAAATTCATTCTTTTTGTATGCGCTTTAACTTCAATTATTCCACTTATTGTGTTAATAGTTTTCATGCGCTCCTTACCTCTTTTGGTTAATTTGCCAGTAACTATTTTGGTTTTAGTGTATATGTTTCTAGTGTGTGCCTTAACGTTCACTTGACCTCTAAAACCTTCATTGTGTGCCCTTGCATAAGGTGTATCATTTCCAATTTTGACAACTCCTCCACTATTACTGGTAATTCTTGTTGCCCTTTTTAATCGACCAGACTTAATTAAAATAGATCTTCCTACGCCTTTTTTGCTTCTTCTTTTTTTCCAAAGTTCAAAACGATTGCCAAGCCATCCTTGACTACGAAAGCTATCTGTAAAAAAGTTTACAGCCTCATTGCCTAGCATACCAGGAAGATATTGTAAGGCTCTTTTAAAATGAGCTTCCACTTTTCTTAAATTGAAACTCTTGGCCATTAGCTAGGTTTATCAATTTTATTTTTCACTAAGCTCTGTGCCTGTTCAAAAACGGAATCAGGCGCCCCAATGAAGTAAGGGTGTTCTGAAGGGAATAATACTCCTGTTTTTGCCATATTGGTTTTGAACATATCAGGTATGCCTTTTTCGGGATGAATCACCTGATGATTAGGAGTAATCCTTCCAGTTCTTAACTGCCTTGCGCCACTTCTACAACGGTAATGATTTGGCGGATAATAGATATCCCAAAATGGGTCGTCAATTGGTTTTATGACACCATCTAGCGGTCGACAAATAGGGCTTGTTTGAGTATCCAAAACAGCATCAAATTGTAAAAATGGTAGCGTGCTTTTATTGTTTTGAATATTAACCCATTTGCTGGCCATTTGTGAGCTTGCAATGGCAGTATCATATTCAGCACTTAACCAAGTAACAGTGTGTTCGTTATTAATTGTAAAAGCAGCTCTTTTGAATTCACCGAATGTTCTGATTTTGCCGTCTTCACCTAAAATGGCTTGTGTAAGTTGACGTAATTGAGTATAGTTTTTGGCCGAACTAAAATTATATACACTGTTAGTCAAATTGCGAATCATTTCACCGTCTGCAGTGGAATAATCAATTTGGGCTATGTCTACACCATAACCTTCAGCCAATGCATCCATAAATATTGATGCGTAAGCTTCTGTCAAAATTGGGTTTAGAACTTCTGGCATTCCTTTCAATCTCCAAATTCTTTCTGCTTCAATTGCTGCTAGTTCTGCAAGCTGGTTAAGAATTTGCTCTTCAATGCTAGCCATAACAACTGAATCTATATTGCAACAATCACAACCGCCATATAAGTGCAATAAGTTCTCTTGCATAGAGCTAAATTCTTGCCCTTCTAGCCCCCGTAAGTGAGTGATTAACTTTTGGGGGCTGGGTCGAAAAAATCAGCCAATTTTAAGCGGAACTTTTCCCATAGATTAAGCAGTATTTCAGGATCATCGTCTTCAATGAATAATTTGGCCGTTTCAGGCTCGTTATTTGGCGAATCTTTCTTTGCTGGTCTTTGACCCGACTTCGGAGGTTTGGGGGCATCTTCGGGCTTATTTTGCGACTCAATGGCCTTTTTTTGAACATTATAGTCGGCTGGTTTGGGAATTCCAGTTTCTTCATAAACATGGTCGTCAGCAATTGGCAGCTTGAACTCATTTTTCAGCTTGATGAAAACATCCACCTTGTCTTTGATGCTTAACTTTTCATCATCCTTTTTATGAATGAAATTGCCGTTTTCAACAGGGTAACCAAGATTTTTCAATATTGGCTTGATTTGTTCATTGAAAATTGCCAGTTCCTCTGCGCAATCATCCATGTTGATTTCATCTTCAGTGGCTTCATGGGTATCATCATTGCCGCCAAGAGATCCAGCCGTTTTAGTCGTAGTCTCTGTCTGTCCAAGAATCAAAACTGCTAATTCTTCGTTACATGCTTTGATAAGTGTGTTATACAAATCAGTGCTTCCTGCAGTAGACTTGTTTTCAATAAACTCAATGTCTGTTTCATTGGGTATGGCTGCAAACCCTGCACCACCCATTTTCTCCAGTGCAGTTTCTAACTGTTGTCTTGCTACTTGATCATATCCATTGTACTTCCCTTTTCTAAACGGCATACCAAATATCTCTGCATATTGAGCCCAATCACCAAATCCACCCCGTTTGTAAATAACATATGGAGCAGCTTCCAATAACAATCCAAGATCATCGTAATCTCCAACTTCAAATACATAATTTGATATTGGTGGATTTCTGTAAAAGATACCTTCATGCCCATGCTGTTCAAACACAATCTTTCCTTCTTTTGGTTTTATGTGTTTATTAGGAATGGAGTATACAGAAAAGTCGGGGTTTTTCATAAGTTCAATGACTTTGATTCCCCAAAACTTTGCTTTCATAATTTCTTTGCGCAACTTTCTAACGACCGACTTTGATAATAACTCGGTCATTTCTGGTATTTCATTACCCTCTTTATCCACAAACATTAATTGGATTTTTGTAACGCCTAAAATCCGTTTTTTGATTAGACTTTTAAGTCGAGGGTCTAGCATCAAATCGTCATACAAATCATACAATTGTACACGATTAGGATTAATTGCTTCGGCAGATTGCAGAGCTGCTCTCCATTTGCCAATATCTTGACTTTGACGGACAACTGGTCTAATTACAAGGTTTTGAACAACGATGCCATTTTCAGGTATCATATTCTTTGTTACGCTCACGCCTGGTATCTTGTTTTGCATGGTTAAAAATGATTATTGCGTTTAGGGTTGCTTCCCCATTTAATGATTGTATTTCCAGTTCCTTCAGCATCTGCAGCTTTATGTGGCAAGTCAGGTACCGCTTTACCACTTTGAACCTTATCTAAAAATTTTACAGCCGTTTCGTAACGCACTTTGCGAAGCTCTAATTCAACATTTGGATTAGCTAACTGAATAAAGTGCCACACAGAAATATCCTTGGCGTACAATAGGATAATAGGGTTTCTATTGTCTCCTGTAGCTGAAAAGATTGCATCAATGTCAAACTGCGTTAAGTAGCTTTTTACTTCAGCAATGCCGGCTTTTATTGCCTCTGAAAGCTTAGGGCTATTTAATTGATCTCTTTCAATTTCTTGGATGACTTCACCATACAGGTGTGTGTTTAATTCCGATGGGGTTAAATAGGGCATCTTAAAAACGTTTTTGATTTTGAGTTCTTCTGCCAATAATTATTGGCACTTCAGAAATATATTTAGTGTCAACAATATGCTTACCACCTTCAACAGCATCAGGGCCATCATCATGGGCTTTACTTTTTGGACCGAATGCAAGAAATTGTTCTTCTAATATTTTCATACTAGGATTATCCTTTTCGGCTTCATTTAAGTATAATTTTCCTTTAGTATTTATTGGCTCTAAAGCAGCTTCTATACGTGTGAACTTATCTGCCTTTTGGCGTTTATCAGCTGTGATGACAATATTGCTTTTAAGTGAACTGAGTTCTGTTTGAATTTCTTTCAAAATAATGTCTTGAATAAAATTTTCCTCTGCATACCAATAGATAGGACATTTCCCATTTACCGTTTGATCTATATCAACTAATCCCTTGGCTAATTCACTAGTTGTGCCTTGTTTTAAAAAGGCTTTTACAACATGATACTCCTCTTTCCATTTCCCTAGAAGTACTGCGGCTTTATAGTCGTTTTTGGCACTTGATTTATAGCTTAAATCTATGTAGCAAACTAAAAATTTATACTGCGATAGAGGAGGCAGCATTTTCCAGTTCATGGCTTTAAAGACAGTTCCTTCAGATATTGGATTGTTGAAGTATTCCCTCTGCGTACTTAAGTATGACTTTTGAGATAAAACACGATCAATATGTTGCTCTGAATTTTTGGATGGCCAAGTGCTTTTCCCATTCTTGTCACGGATATTAATTACATCGACATAATCCGCATATTGTTGCGCTCTCACAACACAACAGTCTTTTGCAATGATGTTACCACAAAAAATTATTAGAGTTCCTTTGGAGATTGACCTAGTGCCGATTGCCGCATCTTCAATCCATCGCCATCTTTTGGTAATCATTTCAGGATTTCTACAATCCTCATCCGTATCAAGGTCATCAAATAAAAGAACATCAGGACGCACTTCCTCATTTCTAGTACCACGTGGGCTTTGGCCTGCTCCAATTGCTCTAAAAGCTACCCCACCTCGTGTTACAAACTCACCAGTAGTCCATCGGCCAAGCGTTTCTTGAACACCGTAATCATTAATAATTCTTTGATTACTGTCTAATTGTATACGATAAGGTTCTAGTAAATTAGAAGCATTGGTCTCATTGTTTGAAATCA